TAATGCTACAGTTACTGCAGTTTCAACTGCTACAATTCCAGTTGTAACAAACTCAGGAACAAATGGTCTTTCAGCAGGTAATGTTGTCAGATTATTGAATGTTGCTGGAGCTCCTCAATTAGGTGGCATGGACTTTACTGTTGGTTACAACACATTAAGTTCAACGACATTTAGTTTAGATTACATGGCGACTCTTTCTGTTGCTGGTACAACAGGTTCTTGGATGCAAATCAACTTTGATCCATTGTATTATCCAACTCGTCGATATATTACAGCTATCTCTCAGGCAACTGAAGCGGTTGTAACTTTATCGGTGACACATGGTTATCAAATTGGTCAATCAGTTCGTATGGTTGTTCCATCTGCATTTGGTATGACCCAAATGAATGGTTTACAAGGTACCATTGTTGCGATTAATACAACAACTACTACAGGTAATACAATTACTCTTGATATTAACTCATCTGCATTTACAGCATTTGCATTCCCTCTTGCTGCTGCATTCCCATTCACGTATGCACAAGTTGTGCCAATTGGTGAAGATACAGCGGCTGCAGAATCTGCTGGTGTGAGCATTCTTACAGATGCAACAGTTAATAATGGATTCATTGGTATGGAACTTGCTGCAGGTGCTAATGGCCCAGCAGGACAAAGTGGTAACGTAATTTACTGGCAGGCTGGCAAGTCTTTTAGTAACGGTTTTTAATTCGTTGGGGTCTATAGCGCTATAGACCCCTTTTTATAAAAGGAAATCTCATGGAAACAAGAAATATGACGAAGAAACGTAATAGAACAAATGACGCAACTCGCGATGAGATGGCTAAAAAGCTTAAGATTGAACGCGATAAAGATCGTGAGCCAGTTAAGGGTGTATTTAAATACTATGAAGTTCCAGGCGGTGTTATGGAATTTTGCTTTAAAAAGTATGAAGAAGATCCACTTGAAAAGTTCACTTTATATGATGGACACGTGTATACAATTCCATTAGGCGTTGCTAAACATCTTAACAATAATACATGGTATCCAGTTCACGAATATGGTCGTAATGAAGACGGATCTCCTTTACAACGTATTGGTCAAAAAATTCGCCGTATGGCTTTTCAATCACTGGAATTCATGGATATGGAAGGTATGGGCGATAACATTAATAGAATCACAACTGTTGAGCATGTAATATCACGATAATGGAGTAACCACATGTCAATCCAGGCGCAACAATACCCAGTATTTAAACCATCAATGCGAATCATAACAAATATTACAAATGGAAATCCTGCTACGGTTACCACATCTTTTGCACATGGCTATAGTACAGGTCTCATCGTACGACTCATCTTGCCGTCTGGATATGGCATGGAGCAAGCTAATCAACTTTTTAGTGATATTACCATAGTTGATACTCTTAACTTCACCATAGATCTCGACACAACTTTATTTCAACCCTTTACGACTCCTGGAACTGTTGTTCAGTATCCTCAGGCAGTTCCTATAGGTGAAATTAATTCAACCGTTTATTTAGCGACACAAAATGTGCTTCCATATGGAGCAGTTTAATAGGAGTTATTATGGCAGTTACTAGTTTACTGGCGATACGCAATAAAGTTCGATTAATTACGAGAAGTATGTCTGTAGCTCAATTATCTGATGCTCAATTAGATCAATACATTAATACGTACGTATTATATGACTTTCCTGAGACATTACGATTATTCAACTTGAAGACTACATTTTCTTTTTACACATTACCGTTTGTTGATACCTATTCAACAACAACAAATACAGCAAGTCCGTTATATAATTTTACTAATAAATATTTAGTGACTGATTCTCCTATTTATATTGCTGGTTATAATGCTTTATTTAGTCAATCACGGGAAGAATTTTATGGGATATATCCTTTGGTCAATAGTATTGCTTCTATTGGTACTACTGGTGATGGCGTAACAGTTCAATTTACTGGTACCGTCAATAGTCAACAGGCTAATGTTCCTCAAGGATCTACTCAGTTTGCTGCCTTACTTCAAAATAATGTATTATTTGATTCTATTGATGCAAATGGAAATGGTCTTGGTATGCAAGATTCACCAATCACAGATTTAGTGACGGGTAATCCAACGCAATATGGCTATCTTTATAATGCTCTAACGACCAATGAGCAACCGTTTGATGCAATAACTAATCCTAATGGTATTCCTACACTATCATTTAATGCACCTTATTTTTCACAAGTAGGCTTTCCAACTACGAATTATATAAATTATGTTACGGGTGAATATGTTGTAACTTTTGCAACTGCTCCAGCAAATGGCATAGCTATTAATAGCCAGACAGTTCCATTAAATCCAGCTATTCCTCAAGCATTATTGTTCTATGATGGTCAATTTGTCGTACGTCCACTTCCCGATCAAACCTATAGAGTTGATATGGAAGTTTGGATACAACCAACTGAACTACTCAATATTGGACAATCTCCAGAACTTGAAGAGTGGTGGCAGCTTATAGCGTGGGGATCGGCAATTAAGGTTTTCGAAGATCGTATGGATTATGACTCAATCAATATGATAACTCCCTCATGGAAATATCAAGAATCACTCGTCCTAAGACGCACTATAGTACAGCAAACTGGGCAACGAGTAGCAACAATATACAGCGAACAGGGTAGAAATGGTACTAACCAAAGTGGCTTCGGCTATGGCGGAGGGTCTTTTTAAAATGGAATTAATTAATAAAATATTAAAACATATTAATAAGACAGATTCCTGTTGGTTGTGGACTGCTGCTATAAATAAACATGGATATGGATTAACTAAATTAACTAAAAAAACACGAACTGCGCACAGAGTTTTATATGAATTATTTAAAGGTGAAATACCTGAAGGTAAATTTGTTTGTCATAGTTGTGATGTTAGGCATTGTGTTAATCCAGAACATTTATGGATTGGTACAACTGAAGATAATATGAAAGACATGTCACTGAAAAAAAGAATTCATTCACGATTGACTGACCAAGATGTTATAGAAATAAGAAATTGTTACAAGAATGAATATTACTATGGAATCTTGTTAGATTTATCTAGAAAATTCAATGTTCATGCATCTCATATATGGGCAATAGTTCATAATAAAAAAAGATTACATGTACAAGGGGGGAGTTTCTAATGTCAGGACCTACGTACACATACACTGCGGACACACCGCAAGCTGCTAATCCTATGAATAATACTGCACCATTGATTAGAGCTAACTTCCAGGCCATTAATGAATTGATTGGTGTTAATCATGTTACATTTAACAGTTCAGATAGCGGTAAGCATAACTTTGTAAGTATGCCTAATACAACTAATCCTGGTGCTGATTCAGAAGAAATTACGATGTATACCGCTGTTACAGGAAGTCCTAATCCATGTGAGATATTTATTCAATATCCTAGTGGAACGACAGGATCTGTATCGCCGGTACAAATATCAAATGAAATTGTAACCTCAACAGGAACAGGAACTTCTGGGGGTTCAGCATCGCAAGGATATTGTTCATTTCCAACTGGAGTTATATTGAGATGGGGAACATTCTCTGCGTCAGGATCTAAAGGTGACACAATAACATTGAATACAACTCCTTATTACACAACATTCCAAACTCCCGCTTGTGCATCGCCTACTTCATCGGGTTGTTTAATGCCGACTGGAGTTGGTATATTCCAAGGATTTAATTCATCAGTAAGTACAACACCACAAGTTGTTACGGTATCATTTCCTGGTTATCTATCTTCGTCAACGTCTGTTAGTTTTAATTATTTATTGATGGGAACATAATATGTCTTTATCTACTCCATACGTTCCAACGGTTCCTCAAGGAAATCAACAGATCAATAACACCCAGGCTCCAATCGAGGGAAACTTTCAGGATATTTACGATCTTTTAGCAATTAATCACGTTCCATTTAATACAGCTGATACATTTGGACGACATATGTACGTCAATTATGTAGAACAAGCAGTAGATCCATCAACATTATCAACAGAAATGGCTCTATATTCTAAACCTGTGAATAATGATACCAATGGAGCTGAGTTATTTTATAGATATCCTTCCAGCGGTACAGTTGTGCAATTAACTGGAGTCACTTCATCATCGAGTGGTGGTACGAGTTTGTCAACAGGAGGATATTTTACAGCAAGCGGTTCTATTTATTTGGGAACTCCCTATACAGGATATTGGCAGTACCTATCTAATAACGTTTTATTTATGTCGTTTACGGTTGGAAATAGCGTTAAGACTGCAACAACAAGCCCGTATACGGTAACATTTCCTAGTGGTTCATATGCTAATGGAGCTATTGTTCCTTCATTTACTCAGACTCCATTTAATATTCAGATAGCTGCAACGGGTGGCGGAGGGGTAGAAGGAACGAGTGGCACTAATGTTAACTATGCTGTTGAAATCGTAAACAGTACAACGTGTCTTGTATATTATCTGCCATCATCAATTCCAGCAGGTTCAATTCAGCCCGTTGTTATTACCGTTATTGGAATTTAAGGAGCTATTATGTCATATACGTTTTCAACAAACATACCTCAATCAGCACAAAAGATTAGTGCAACTCAAGCACCAATAATGAGTAACTTTCAGGCGATTAATGAATTAATTAATGTTGATCATGTTGGATTTAATGATGCAGTTAATTATGGAAAGCATAATTTTACAACATTTCCAGTTCAGGGATCAGATCCAACCACACTATCAGGCGAAATGGCGATATATTCTAAAGCAACTCCAAGTGGACCCAATGCTGCTGAGATATTTTACCGATATCCTTCAGATGGTACCGTGGTACAATTAACAGGAAGTACAAGTTCTGGTGGTGCTGCTACGAATGGGTATGCTTATATGTCATCGACTTTATTTATTATGTGGGGCACTGCAACTGGTATTGTGAATGGCTCTAATACAATTGTATTTCCCACAACATCTGGTTATCCATCGTTCTCATCAACGCCATATCAAATATACTTTTCAGCTGCTACCACTTATACAAATTTAACTTCAACGGCACCTTATATTAGTAGCTCTTCCACAACACAATTTACTTTGCAAGTTAATGCGACAAATTATGCTACGAGTATCTATTGGTTAGCGTTAGGAGTTTAACATGCCACAATTTGATAAGTTTTTAATTGGTTATAATGATAACAATAGTGGATTTCAATCTAACGTTAAGCCATGGTTAATCACAGACAATGCTTTCGAAACTCTTAACGATGTGTATGTACTTCGTGGTAGAGTTAAGAAAAGGTTTGGTACGGTTCTTATGGGTGGTAATCAATTATCATCTCGCTTACGATTAAATACCGGTGCTTCTTACTCTATGAGTGTATATTCAGGTACAGTTCCGGGTACAGTATTTGAGATAGGGCAAATGTTTTCAGTTGGTGATGATATATTTACCGTCTATCAGACAGGAACTCCTGCCGCAATGCTTGCAACGAATGTAGCAACTTCCGGTACATTTAATACTTCTACGGGCGCATTTACCATTACCGGTTATAGTTCTGGATTAAATATATATTTCTATCCTGCACAACCAGTTATGGGATTAGTGCAATATTATGTTGAAGCAACGAATGTCTATACAAACTTAGCTTTTGATACGCAATTCTCGTATCAGTTTGATACGATAACTCAAGGTTGGGAACAAATTACTTCTGGTGCTGATATATGGACGGGAACTGATTATGACTTCTTCTGGAGTGCTGGCTATCAAGCCGCTATAACTTCACTTAATACCTTATGGACTACAAACTTTAATCCTGCCGACGGTATTCGTTATTGGAATAATACAATATGGGTAGAACCTGTTTTGAATTGGACTAAGGGTCCTGATATAGACACGACTGATGGATCAGGAGATGCTGCAGGAACTGTTTCTGGAGGAACTGGTTTTATAGGACAAGTATTTACCATTGGAACTACAACTTTTACCGTAGTTTTGACTACGGGTGCATTATTGCCAACATCAAATTCAACTGCTGGTCCAATGGGAACGGGTACATTTGATACTACAACGGGTGATTATACATTTACGGGTGCTTTAGCTAACGCTGCTATTTATTTTACCGGTGATAACTTTATTGAAACAGCTCAAATTATAGTTCAATTTAAGAATAGATTAGTATTGCTTAATACTATTGAATCTGTTGGAGGAGTTACTGAAAACTTCCCATATCGATGTAGATTTTCAGCATTAAATGACCCCATTGCATCATCATCTTTCATGCAAGACTTTCCTGGTAATGGTGGTTTTGTTGATGCTCCAACGGACGAAGCTATTATTACAGCTCAGTTTGTTAAAGATCGACTTATTGTTTACTTTTCAGCTTCAACCTATGAACTTGTATATACGAATAATCAAGTATTGCCATTTATATTCCAAAAAATTAATAATGAACTTGGTGCAGTATCTACCTTCTCTGAGATTCCATTTGATAAAGTTACTTTGGGTATAGATGATAATGGTATTCATGCTTGTAACGGAGCAAACGTAGACCGTATCGATAATAAAATACCGCAGTTTCCTTTTGGTATAAGCAATGAAAATAATGGTCAAGATAGAGTTGCTGGTGTACGTGATTTCTATAATGAAATGGCATACTGGACAATATCTACCAATAATAGAAGTGATGCATTCTACTTTCCAAATCAAATACTTGTATACAACTACGTAAATGAATCTTGGGCTACCATTACCGATTCATTTACAACATTTGGCTATTTCTTCCAACCTGCAGAGGCTATTGGCCTAACATGGGGTGAAACTACAACTCCGTGGGGTGTGAATGGTAATATGTGGAATTCGAGCTCGAGCACATTAAATAATACGACGATTAAAACTGTTATTGCTGGTAATCAAGAAGGTTTTATTCAAATATTACAACCTGAAACATTCAATAATGCTCCATCTTTACAAGTGACTAATTTTACCGTAACTGCTAATGGTCAAGCTACAATATCATGTATCAATCATAATCTTGAGTTAGATCAGTTTATTGTTTTTAGTAATATGAATGGTCTAACATTTACTGACTCATTGGGTAACGCTATGACAACATTAATGGCACGCGTGAGTTCAGATACCATCAACTTATCAACAGCAGATACCTTTACTATTCAATCGTTAGATAATGCATCACAACCTATAATTACAACTGGGACATATACGGGAGGTGGCGTATGTGCGATTGTAAGTAATCTAAGTGTGCTTACTAAGCAGTATAATTTCTATACTGAAGCTGATCGTAATATGTATTTATCTCGAGTTGATTTCTTGGTAGATAAAACATTAAATGGTCAAGTAACAGCTGATTATCTTATATCATCAACTAATATATCTCTCGTCAGTGAAGGAATTGGTACCAATATATCTCCTGGACCATTACCTGGCACAAGCGCTTTAGAAACTAGTCCATATACATTATCAACATTAGAACAATTCCAATCACGTTTATGGCATCCAGTTTATATGTGGTCTGAGGGTGAATGTGTTCAATTGCAGTTATATATGACACCAAGTCAAATGTTTGGATACACGTTAAATGATGATAACTCAGCTAATTATGTAGCATTGAATGATTTTGAGTTGCATGCCATGGTGTTTTATGTAACACCAACAACAGCTCGTATGACATAGAAAAACCTGCGCACATGTGGATATACGCAGGTAAAAAAGGAGAGTAATCATTTGAAATAAAGTTATATAACTTTGTTCATAGACAACGATATAACTTTACTAAATATAGATAATAATGCGCAAGTTTTCAGGGAGATTGTATGTCATCAAATTTACAGAATAATACCGGTCTATTTATTCCTACCACGAATATTTATGAAATTGAAGACATACAAACACGAGGACTCGATAAAGAATTAATTCGTAACATTCTAACTCACTTGTATCAAGATATGAGTAACGTTGCTATAGCGTTAAATTTGAAGGATAGCGCATACTACTTTGATCAAGAGTTTATGAATGGACAGTTATTATTTCCAAATCCTGGAGTTATTAATCGAAATTATGCTGGACGACAGATATTTAGAACTGTTATAAACTTTGGTGCACTTGCTGATACTGGCATTACATCCGTTGAGCATAATATTGAAATCACAAATACGACTACATTTACCCGTATTTATGGATGTGCTTCTGATCCTATTGGATTTTCGTATTTACCAATTCCATTTGCTTCTACAACTTCTGTTGCGGATAATATAGAAATATCAGTAGACTCTGTGTATGTAAATATAACGACAGGTGTTGATTTGACCGCATATACAACGACCTATGTTATACTTGAATATGTAAAAGAATAATTAAAGGAATAGTATGGCTAGAAATCCTGTAAAAGTAGCAAAAAAACAAATAAAATCAGTTAAAAAGCAATCTGAAGCAAATGCAATTTTATCTCAAGCAGAAGCTTTAAAATCTGGTAGACCAGTTCCGTACGGTCAACAGGCTCTTGCTGACTGGAGACATTCTACTCAAGATCAACCAGTATCGATTAGAACAACAACTCCTGATCAAGATATTGCCCTGCAAAATTTATCACAACGAATACCTCAGGGAATACAAAATCTTAACCTTCCAGGATCACAATCTAACTTCGCACCGATAGCAAATGAAGCTCGTCGTAACTTTTCACAAAATACTATTCCAACTCTTGCAGAACGATTTGCTGGACTTGGTAGAAATTCAAGTGGATTACAACAATCTTTAGGGGGAGCAGCAGCTCATTTTGAAAGCCAATTAGCATCAGCTCAAGCTCAACATGGTCTCCAAGAACAATCATTGCAATCTAATAATCTATTTAATTCTTTGGGTGCATTCTTACATCCTCAGTTCGATTATCAAATTGCACCTGGACAAAATTCTGGTCTGCGTAATGTTTGGAATGGAGCTAAAGGACTAGCGTATAATGCAGCCCTTGGATATTTGAATCCTGCAGGAGCGGCAGCTAATTTAGCAGGTGGTTTATTGGGCGGACTTTCAAATAAAAATAATCAACAGCAAGGTGGTATATCAAATGGTACGGGTGCTGGAAGTAATTCAGCTGGATTTGGTGGAGTTTCAAAACCTGCTTGGCAGCCACAACAAAATCAACTATCAACACAGCAATTAGCTGGCGCTGGATATGGATTGCCTGATATGGGAAATCCTGGAGCATTTAATTTTAGATAATTTAAAGGAATACTATGGCATTTCTAGGTGGACAATTATTATCCGGTAGAAGATCTTTAGGTGCAAATCTTGGAGCGGATCTAGGAAGCGCTCTTCAAGGATTAGCACAACATAAAGTACAACAAAAACAAGTTCAAGAATTAGAACGAGTTGGATTTCCTAAAGAATTAGCATCTATTTATCATAATTTAGATCCTAAAGTTCAACAGGATATTTGGAAGCAAGTAAGTTTGCAAAATATAGGTCAACAACAACCTCAACAGCAGCAACCAATGCAACCTACTTTTACTCCTGAACAAGTTGATTATATAAAATCAATTCAGAATCCAATGGATAGACAAAGAGTTGCTCAACAATTTCAACAACAGAACCAATCTCAATTTAATCCTCAGCAAGTGACTCCTAATCAACAATTTGGGCAAGCTGCAGCACAACAACAAGTTGCTCAGCAATTAGGAGGTCAGCAAAATAATTCAATATTTAAAGAACCTGGTATATCAAATACGGCTCAAGAAGCTAATGATATTAAACGTGAAAAATATGAATTTGATAAACAACAAAAAGTTGAGCAAAAGTTTCAACCATTATTGAAACAATTCGAACAACAATATGAAGCATCATCTCAGATT